TGGAGTCACCGCAAATCCCCGGGGAGAACGGACTGATCAAAGTCCTCCGGGAAATCAAGATTGACGCGGTAATCGTCCGAGCATTCGACATAATATTTATCCAAAACCGTCTTGGCTTCTGGAACGGAGCTAAGTTCCTTTATGAGTTCATAAAAACATCGAAGATAGCGACCCATATGACGGTCATTCTTAGAATCACCACTTTTCCACTCGATTAAGACATCGCTTTTAGACATTGATAACCTCCATTGTTTTTTTGATATGACTATGAATTGCCTGCTTGAAATTTGCAGGATCGGATTGGGCGATATAATATTCCTGGGCCTCTTGATTCAGAGGTTTGGTTCTAAGCTCTTGAAGCTTTTCATACAGCTCCTTTTTGAACTTCTCCCAGGTTTGGTCAGGGTCCACAAACCCGCAATAGGGAGCCTGAACGTTGGAAATCACGTGCCGGCCGTTCACGTGGGCGACCAGCATCGCGTTATCAAGCGCCGCGAACTGGTAGAAGGACAGGAAGCAGGAAAAATCCGCGACTTTGGCGGCGTTGTAGATGAAGTTGATATGAGGAAGGTCGACCGCTATTTCTTTAAGCAGATCCGAGTAGGCTTTGTCGGTCGCAATCAGAACCGTGAATTTCTCCGGGAGTTGCTGGCTCACTTTGGCAATGTCGCCCTCAGACAATGGCAGCGGAACCACCTCCGCCGTAATGCCAAGTTCTTCCAGCTTGTTCTTCTCGTAATCGGTATTGCAGTAGTTGATGACGCCTTTGGCGACCCGAATCGTCTCCATCACAGTCGTATATCTGGCGTTTTTCAGCCCTTCGATCTCGCCGGGAATCCAGTATTGGATTTTTATGACATCATTCCCAAACCCTTCGAACCGGCTGATGAAGTTGTAGCCGAGGTTGAAAATCATCTTGTAGACGGAGGGCGTAAGTCCTGTTGGTCGAATGATGTCGGCCCCCAACACCTCGGCCAGTTTTATGGCTCGGTCCTGATAAGCCGCCGTGAATACCCCAATCTCGCGATCGGGAATCCCGTGTTTATGGCGAACCGTATAAATCGTCTTATCGCGGTTCTCATTGTTCCATTTAACAGCCGAAATTCCGGAATGAGGGGTATCCGCTATAAACCCAGATCCTTCCACGAACACGCCTTTGCATCCCTGCTCCACGGCCGTTAACCAGTAATCCCAATCCTGGGCAGCTTCAAGCGTCTCGTCCCATCGCGGTGCTTTTTCGCGTTTAATGGGAGCCATGGAAGAGATGTAGTTGGCGCAAGTCAGAACGTAGGGGTTGAATGATTCAGACGCAAACTCCCCGGAACCTTCGGTTCCTTCGTAGCCGGAATAGACGAAATCGGCATCAGGGCAAGCTTTGAACTCCTCAAGCATCCGGGCAACATGCCCTGGCTTGAGATAGACGTCGCTATCAACAAACCAGGCATATTGACCGGTTGCCCTATCCAAACCCGCATTCCGTGCCTTCGGAGCGCCACCGTGATCAATAACAACAGACTTCACTTTTTTGAAGCCTCTTGCTATTGCTTCCAGTCTTTCATCCGCTCCGTCAAAGACGCAAATAATCTCTACATCCCTCGGAACGGATTTATCAAACAGGCTGTCCAGGCAGCGGCGAAAGACATACTCCGGTTTTTGATAGACCGGCACGATGAATGAAACAACGGGCTCTATAGGCATCCGATTTCCCTCTACTTTTTATGAAACGTGTGTTTGTCTTTTTCGTCAGAGATGCGAACGGCCTTCTCATTTCCGGTCTGCGTATACCACCCTTCTTCGGCTTTATCCCAAAACACCTTTTTCTGAATCATCCCGATGATCTCATCGGAGAGTTTTGGGTTTTTCTCAATAAGGCTCTTCAAGTATTCGGTGATTTCTTCCGCCTTGGTATCGGCTGGAAATACGGGTTCGAAGCGGTTGTTATGTTCGCCGTCAAACACCTCAACCACAAGAAACAGATTCTTCCCGTCGCTGTTTGCGCCAACCAATGTGGCTATGCTTGCCTTTAGGCTTTCGTATTCTTTATTTGCCATATATGGCCTCCTTTTAGCTCTCTTCGCAAAATCCGATTAATTACAGGCGGAAGTCGATCCCGAACTTACGGCGACCCAGGCTCCATTTAAGACGCCTGTTGATACGCAAACCCGAGCCGCACCGCAATCCGTGCAATAAACGATCTGGCCCGTGGTGCTTGGCGTCAAGCTCGCCAAGGAAGCTTTTGATTTCTGCCAAATCCCGAACCCGCCGCTCACGGTAGAAGTGGACATTTGAACCGATCCGATCGAGTGGTATTGCGTGACGCACCAGGCTCTGGCCGCCAATGAGCAAACAAGAACAACAAGAAGTAGAAGTCCCTTTTTCATATTAAGCTCCTATGTAAGTTTTCCCGACCAGCGCGGCGATGTCGCTTGTGATCGAATACCCGTTGTTGACGATGGCTTGCATATACGTATTGATGTCGGCAACCGAAGTCCCGACCGGGAACACCGGGTTAATCGTCGGGAGCGAATGCGCTCCATCATTGATCGTGATCGAAAGAAAAAGATTTGTCCCATCCGTCGAGATGCTGTCCAGCCTGAGCGTGTATCCGTTTGCCATATGACCTCCTAAACAATTGCTAGTTTTGAATTGAACGACTCAAATTCGTCTTTATATCTGGCAAATACCAAAGGGATCGGTTCCGCCGATTCTTCGAATGCAAAGTCGCCAAACTGTTGGGATGATCCCTCGAGCGTGACGCGTGGATGCTGGATGGCCATTTCTTCGATGCGGTTTTCGGCAAGAAGTGGAAACAGGGTTTTCAGGCAGAGCTTCATTTTTTCAAGCCTTCGCCTGTAGTCCTTATTTTCGCAGTAGTGGTTGATCCTAATTCCGGAGGTCTTCACCGAAAAAGGGTATTTCGAGAATTCGGTCCCATAGTGCTTGTAGCTCTTGCCCGTTATTTCCGAGTGATAGAAGTCCTCGTTCTGAGATCCATAACCACCGAAATAATGCAGACCAAACTTCTTTGCGTGGATGTTTTTCCATTTGTCGGCCCGTCCTTTGGAGATGACCGTCTTCAAATCTCCGGCGTAGGAGGTCATATCCGTCCACCAGGCCAAAGCGTCTGATGAAATCCCGTCTGCCGGCCCTTCAACCACGATCATGTCGGGATGCAAAAAGAAAGCGGCGTCGCCTTTCATGGTCGCGATACAGCGATTAAACGCGGCGTTGTAGGCCGCCATGTCATGGGGATGGAATGTCGGATGGTCGAGAATGACAAGCTTCTCGTGGGCGTACTTCTGTTGCACGTGGAACAATAGATCGCGAGTCCCGTCGTCTGATCTCTCATCTAAGGCGTAGACGAATTCATCGACGTATGGGAGTGCCGCCATGATGGAATACCCTATCCATGGGCATTCGTTTAGGACGGGAGCGATTGCGGAGATCTTGATCACTTGATGGCCTCAACATTTAAACTGACGGGCTTGTGGTCGAAGTTAAACAGAAGTGCCGAGCAATCTTTGATGTTGTAGGGCATGTTTCGGATTCGCTTAATTTCTCTGAATCCGACCTTGTTCAGCAGCGAGGCCAATCTGCCAAAAGTAAACGGCGCGTAATGGAAGGCCATGGGATAGCCTTGGTCGCCATAAAGAGAATTAACGAGATAATCCATAAGCCCGTAGGTGTGATACAGTTCGATGGCTCGTTGAAAGTCCGGGACTCCGATGTAGATCTTCCCCCCGTTCTTTAAAACCCGATGCCATTCCTTCAGAACCTTCAGCGTCTGGACGTGCGGAAAATGCTCTAGTATTTGGGATGCGTAAATAACCTCAACAGAATCGTCATCAATCATGTAAAGGTCGGAAACGTCGGCCCGTATTCCATCTTTGTTCTCATCGCTTAAATCAACAGTCGTAAAGCCTGGGATCAAGGTCCCACGACCCCCGAGATTCAAGCGAGCGACTTTTGGCACGGCCGCGATGGTTGTTTCCGTATTCATTTTGTGGCAATCACATTCAAGCTGACTGGTTCAAGAGTGACGTTGTTTACGTTCGTTGATCCGTCCGTTTCTCCGATGTTGAAAAGTTTGACCCGCTTAATGTCTCTGAACCCGGCATCCAGCAAATCCTTCGATAAGCTGGCCATCGTGAAACAGACGTAGTGGTAGTTAAGCGCGTGTTTCTGATCCCCCCAGAGATGGTACTTGAGCCATTTCGTTAACCCTATTTTCTGGTAGAGATTCACTGCTGCATCGAAATCAGGAACGCTGATGTACATCTTTCCTTGAGGCTTCAAAACTCTGGCCCATTCCTTGAGTACGCTAACCGTCCGGTCAATCGGCCAATGTTCCAGGATGTTGCTGGCGTAAATCGCATCAACGCTTTCCGAGGCGAATCGCGAGAGGTCCGAGCAATCCCCTTGAATATCGGCTCCTTCCCGAAGATCCATCGTTTTAAACCCTGGGAGTTTGCCGAGCAGGAATCCTTCTCCCATTCCGCCCAGGTTAAGACGAAGATCCCCGGCACTTGCAGAGTTGATCTGCCCCCCAAGCGCGTCCGCTTGAGGTTGGGTTGGCTCTTTGAGTGCCGGGGAATTCATCGATCCTTACACGATCAACTCGTGCGCGAAACCAATTCGGCCGGCGCTGGGATTGAGACAAGCTCCCGCTCCGTACACTTTGTAACTAACGTCAGTGAATTGGTTAAAAGGATCTGTCTTGTCGGGACCACGCGCAATCAACATCTCGACTTGACCGTTCAACGTCGTGAGTCCGAACGCCTGTTGGCCGAACACAAATAACATGTTCACGCTGTGTGCGGCGACGGCGTACCTGGGAGCTTCCGTCGACGTGACGAAGCGAATACCTTCCACTTGTCCCGCTTCGCCTCGGTACATGGTTTCTTTGGAATTTTGGTATTGATTCCAATTCACCCACGTCGGATCACGCCGTAGGGCGTGTAGTGCATTTGGGTGCGTATAGCAAACGTAGAGGCCGTCGCTCATCGGGCGAGCGTTCAAGCCCCTCAGTTTGGTGGTGATTTTGCGTAACAGACCTACGCAGGCCTGCGCCGAAAGGCTCGGAGCTGTCTTGGAAGTGGCAGACAGACGAAGCACGGTCGATGCCGCCGCAAAGATCGCCGGGAACTGGAAGAGACTGTTCGAGTTGGTGTTTGTGCCGGTGACTAGCGACATCGCTGAAGCCAAGGACGACATCAGCACCGACAAAATGCCCGTGGTGGACAGGTTGTTGGCGTACGCCGACTTGTAGATACCGGTCTGACAGATTCTCTCGACAGTTTTAGCTGCCGAATCCGAGAGAACATCCATTGCTCCATTGACGGTATCGAAGATCGCCGTCATCTGGAACAAGTCGGTCAGTTTATGGCCACGTCCGTATCCGGCGATGGTCGCGGTCACTCTGCGAGACGACAGAGCGACTAAGCTGTTGGCGGTGCCTTCAGCAAGAGTCGTGGAAGCGGCCCCGAGTGTTCTCCAACCATTCCAGGTTGCGGTCGTTCCGGTACGAAGCGGAAGTTCGTCCCGTTGTGCAAATTCCACCAACTTGACTTGCGGTTCTAGCCGGACCAGCATCTTCTGGCTAAACCACGACTGCATCATGTTGTTGTTTGTCGTTGTGGTGCTATTCGAGTCAACCATTTGGTTTAAAACCTAATGGCACTATCTTTTAAGCAGACGGAACTACCCTCGGCTGCCCATTAAGGCTTTACGAATCGCCTCATCTCCCAAAGCTTCCTGGTTCTTATCTCTAAGATCCAACTTGTGAAGGTTTGCGAGGATATCTTGAGGCGCGGCAACCGATGACGATGGAGCGGAAGGTGGTGTGCCGCCGCCGAGTACCGGCGATGGCGTTCTGCTGGGTTGTGCCTGACCCGCTGCCGGGTCGCCCAGACGCATCTCTTCCTTGACTTCCAACCAAGCAGCTTTATGAGGGTTCTTCAGTTTCCAGAGATCCGGGTCAGCGGCCAACTTCGCATTAATGGCGGCATACACATCCTCGCGCAGGACGCGGGGATCTTTCTCCACCAAACTCTGCAAGTTCGCTCGGGTCGCTTCCACTTTTTCGCGTTCTTCTAGTGGCTC